ATGGCCGAAGAGATAACATACAACAATACAGTTAATGAGCTTCGTAATACTTATAAATTCACAGATGGAGACATCCAAGAGTTTTTGCAGTTTGTTACACAGCCCAAAGAACAGGTTGGGTTATCGAATCTGGTTAAGTTGTATCGTGACGTTAACAAAACTGGTAACGTTTCCGATACGGCTCAAGCGGTTCAATCCGCGAAAGAGACTCCTCGCACAGCGGGTGTTCTACAGGGTCAGTCCGGCTCTACGCCGAAAACTGACAGAGATAAAATGTGGGATGCTGTTGTTAATGCGGGAAGTAGAAGTAATGTTTTGTAATAAACAAAAATAAATAAGGAGTACTAGATATGGCAACATATAGTGCTGGCAGTTTATCGGCCAATGGGACTAGAACTCCCGGTGTCTCTGCAACTGATTTTCACTCTAGACGATTATTCGACTTTAGTGACAGGATAGCAGAGTTAGCCCCGGAAGAGTCTCCATTTTTCGTATATCTGTCAAAAGTAGGTAAAGTGCCAACTTCAGACTCCCAGTTTCGATTCCTAGAAGATAGAACCAAGATATCAATTGCTGATAGAGCATTTCTTTCAAAGGGTGGCTTCACTGCTGCTGCTGTTGGAAGTACTGTGTCATGTGAATTTGATACTTCTGGTGGGGCTTCTGTGGACTGGCTAGTACCGGGAATGGTAGTAGCTTGTGGTACAGTAGATACATCTACTGCTCAACCAGAGTGGTGTGTAGTACGTGTTGAATCCGTTGTGGATTCAGGCGCTTATAGCACCGCTACGGTTCGTACTACTGCAAAAGCATCAGCGGCAGCTTTAACAGTGCCTGACAATGCTAAGTGTACTGTTATTGGAACTGCGTTTGAAGAAGGTACTGGTGCTCCAGATGTTTGGTCACAAAAGCTTGAGAATGATTACGGTTATACTCAAATATTCAAGACAGCTTGTGAAATGTCGAATACGGCGAGAGCAACTGTCTATCGTGGATATGCTGATGAGTGGCAACGCATCTGGAATTTAAAGTTAAGAGAACATAAGGTTGATATCGAAAGAGCTATGCTATTTGGCATGAGAGCGCAGACTAATAGTATCAATTATACCGATGGTATAGTTGGTCATATTATTGCTAACTCTCAGTCTGAACTTGCTGATGAAGCTCAGGTATCTTACAATGAAGATAAGGCTTACCTTAAAACTATTCAAGCAGCTAACTGGACATACGATTCGCTTCTAAGTGATTTTGAAGTTATCTTTGACCCAGCTAGAGGCGGAACAGCTTCTAAGTTAGCATTAGCTTCATTGCCTGTTATCTCTCAATTCAATAAAATGGGAGCTGATAGTTTCGTTGATACATCTCTGGGTGTATCAAGTGGACCCGGACGCTATAACTTTGAAAGAAGTCAGGGAGTATTTGGTCATAAGATACTGAAGATAGAAACTATTCATGGTGATATGTCAATGGTAAAAGAACCTTTGTTCAGAGGACAATCTGCTGGGTTCTTAGCGTTGGTAGACCTTGACCATGTATCTTACAGACCTCTTGTTGGTAATGGTATGAATCGTGATACTCATATCTCAACTAATGTACAGTCGGCGGATGAGGACTTACGGAAAGACATGATTCTTACAGAAGCAGGTCTTGAAGTATCTCTTCCTGAGACTCATGCATTAATACACTTACAAGGAGTATAAGATGAGAGCTGATTATCTAAATGTAAATAGTCAACAGACTGGTAGTTACAAACAAAAAGCAATGCTTCTTTCAGCGGCAATTACATTAACTGAAGCTGATAGTGGTAAAGTTTTTTATTGTGAATCATCAGGCGGTGCTTATTCGATTACATTCCCAACAGGTGGTGACATTGAAGATGGAATTTATTATAAATTCTGGAACAATGAAAACACCCCTACTGGTGCAATAACTTTTGCAGCAGGGAGTGCTATTGTCTTTGGTAAAATCAATGAAACAGAAGTTGATACTGGTGATGATGGGCCGGGTTCTAGTGCCGATGGAGCAACAGGTGTATCCAATGTTATTTGGGGAACATCTGCATTAAAAGGTGATTATCTAGAATTTTCATCTTACGGTGGTCATTGGTATCTAAACGGTCAATCTGGTAAAGACGGAGCTGTTACTACATCTTAATCCGAATAAATAAGGGTTAACAGTTTTAGAGTACTGTGGGAGTCATCAATAAAAGGTGGCTCCCAAAACTCTGAAAGAATTATGAAGAATTGTATAAACTGTGAAATACCTAATCCGGAAGAGTGGTTTTATTGCCGTAGTTGCGGTAAAAAAACATCTGAATCTAAGTTCACTACTAATCTTTACATGAGAAGTGAAATTGGCAAAAGGACTGATATTGAGTTTTCATCTACAACAATAGACGAAGATATAAAACAAAGAAATAAAAAATTGGGATACACCTAATGGCTGGAACTTTAAAAGTAAAAATACAAGAAGATATTATACTTGATAATCAAAACTATGGTTCTAAGCGGGTGTTTGAAGTATCTAGTATTGCAAATATAACTAAAAAAATAGTAAGTATTTCGGGAGATGATGATGCTACTGTATTGGTTTTTAAATCGACTACAGCGATAGCAGACGGAGCCTTAGATTTACAAACTGTAAAGTATATAAGAATTACAAATTTAGATAGTTCTAACTCTGTTAATGTTTCATTGCAGTTAGATTCGGATGAAGATAATTCTGCCGCAGACTTATCAATAACATATTTACTTGAAGCTGGTAGAAGCTTTTTAATGGGGGCCCCAGATGAGGCCGCTCATGCAGACGATGATTCTGCAACTATTGTGACCGCATTGACAGACTTAGAAAGTATAATAGTAGACCCCGGCTCTAATAATGGTCAGGTTGAAGTCTTTGTGGCGAGTACATAATGGCTACTTTTGAAGCACAAGTAGCGGGATTGACGAGCCTAACTATTGATGATAGTAGTTCACCAACACGAGCTGAATTAAATCAATTTCTTACAGATGCGGCTAAAGAAATTATTAATGTACTGCCAGCTAGTTTGCTAAAGATTTGTTCTAGTCAGCAAACATTTACATCTGGAAGCGCTGATACTCTAAACACTGGTAAGATACTGGAAGTATTAAGAAATGACGGGGACATTGAACAGCCTTGCAGAAAAATCAATTCGTTTAAAAGGGGGAGGGTTTCCGATTCTGAAGATATGGATTACGCCACCGTTACCGACCCTGTATATTTTATTAAAAACAATACAATAGATATACTTCCAGCTGGCGGTTCCTGTAAATATTCTGAAGTTCAATATCCAACAGTTTCGTATACCCATGAAGCTATATCAGTATTTCCAGATGAGGCCGAATACCTAGTTCCTTTATATGCGGCTGTCAAATCATTGCAGAATGCTATGGGTAATATGTTAACAAATACAGCCATTGATACCACTGCCATTGCATTGGTAAAAGCTGCTGTTGACCAAGCTGAAATTGCTGTTAATAAATTTGAATCAGCTACCGAATCCGTGTTCGGCGATGCGGATACATTTGATACAGCAGCTTCACAGCTTACAAGGGTAAAGAGTGCATTAAATAATGCAGAGAATGTAATTAATAGTAATCAGCCTTCCTCAACGACAGACGCATTTGGTGCACAAAGTAATGAAGATACAGAGCTTGTTGTGTCAGCTCTTAATATTGCGCAGGCTGAAATACAGAGAGCACAAGCACATCTTTCTGAATGGACTAGTATAGGTGATATGAGGGTAAAGGAAGCGAATGCGGCATTATCGGAAGCTAATGGATATGTGTCAGAAATTAATATAAGGATGTCGAGAGATAAACAAAAATATGATTGGTATATGACACAGCAAGCAAAGCTACAACAGGATTATGATAAGGGAATACAATTTTTAAGAGGACAGGTTGGAGTTAGTTAATAATGGCAGTTCATAGTATAACTGTAAAACAGATTTTAAGCCGCGTAAGACAGGTGTTTCCCAATGCGCCAGAAGCTTATGTAATGAATTTAATTAACGACGCTTTGGTGGAAGTTGGCATGTACAATTCAAAAGTGGTACACGCTAAAATAAGCACAGCCGCTGACCAGATGTGGTATGATTTAAAAGATGCCGCAAAAGATTCATCTAATAATATATTGGAAGTAAACAAAGTTTTCAGGGTTTATTTTATGGATAATGATGGTGATTATATACTAATACCGCGATTACTGGACAAAGATTTATTACTGACAGATGTATCGAGTGAATCGGTACTGCAATCCCCGGATAGCAGATAATGGCCAGTAATATAAAATATCCAGAAAACTCATGCCGCTGGTTTATTGAGGGTGATTCACTTTGTTTGATTACCAATGTTGACAGTGAAGGGGATGCAAATACGACTGCAAGAAAGAATTGGAAAGCAATACAGGAAGCAGTTACTGATGGTATCCTGCTGTATTATTATGCAGAGCCTAACGGTGTATCTTCTTTAAGCGATGTTCCCGATATAGACAACTCCCTGCATTTAGCGTTAGTTGACTATGTGAAGAAATGCTTATATATGGATTCAGCGGGACTAGCTGCAGACCCAAACGCGTCTACAGTGGCGACAAATATGTCCATGCTGC